AATACACAGTATCTCTAGATACTTCAACGAATTTATTTAAAGCTTCTCTGGTAGATGCTACTTCTTCATTAAGTAGTCTCGGCAACACCATCGAAGAAGCCGTGTATAATTTAGAAGCGATAGCATAACTGACAGCGCCTATTTGAATGGGTGCTTTTTTGTATGAAAAAACCGCTCAATAGAGCGGTTTTCTAGTCTATAAGAATCTATATAAACTGGTATATAGAGGCGAGGGGAGTATTACAAAGCAGATAATATAAACCACTTACAGATTTTGATTATCATTTTAGTAATCAGTAACATTAAATTTATTTTTTATCTTCCAACCTAATTTTATATTTTGTCTTCCATTTAGCGAAAAATGCTCTTGGTTTAGAAAATCTGACTCTCTTTAATTCAAGATGTAGATACATATTTCCCCTATAAAATTCTATTTTCTCTTTATACTCATTTCCATAAATATCTTTGAATTTGATCATTATATTAAAAGTAGCTTTTTTATCTTCTAATAAAATTGATATAACTTTTTCTTCACCTACGGAAATATTTTCTGGATAGGTTGATTGCTTACCAACCACAAGTGTAAAAGAAACTACTGAATTTTTCCCAGTATTGATTATCTTTAAGCTTTGAGGAAAATTTGGTTCCCCATAAGACGTGAAATTACCATGTTTTTCCTCATTTAATATGATTTTTCTTTCATGGGCGCCCCATTCTTCAATTCCTTTCATTATCTTATCTTTTGACACAACAGCTTTATAGTCTGATATATTATCTTCAATTATTGGATTTGATTCCATATTTTTTATTTTTACTGAGGAAACAATATTTTCTAATGCCATATATGGCAAAACAGACTTTCTTTGATTATCCTTTGTGCTTATAACTGTATATATTAAAGCAAATAAAGCCACGCAAATACTTAAAACATCTCCAATATTTAATTTAAGTTCAATCTGTTCTAATATATCTGTTAAAAAGCTCATCTTTACTCCTAAAATTTTTTCGATATATTGATTATATCACAGTTATATCTTTACATTTTCCTCTTTTTCTATTGTATATCAAAAAATTCCCCCACCGAAGTAGGGGATTACCTATAAGAACAGAGTTCTATTTAAAAATGCAAAGCATGCTGGCAAGACACATGCTTTACAAGTAGAAGCATAAAAATTAAGTTTTATTTTTTGCCATTATTATTATAGCATAGTGCTTTTTGTTAAACTATGTTTACTAAAATAAAAAAGCTCCCTTGGCCCGACAAGAGAGCAATGCCAAACTCAAAAAATCTATTAATAATATTATATAGAAAGAAGTTGATTTGGTCTTGCTTTAATTGAGTTCGACAGCTATATTTTATCAAATTTGAACCCCAGAAGTAAAGTGTTAAACAAAAAGAGCTTCACAGATTCATGAAGCTCTAGAACTATGAATAAAATACTCGTCGCTCACAAATACGACACAAGTATTCTATCATCATTTCAAGTCGTAATCGAAAAAAATTTACTTTTCTAAAAAAAAACTCCCCATATTATGGAGAGATATTATAAACAAGGGGTATCTCATTAGATACAAAAATATTTTACCAAATTGATTTTTTGTTGACAAGAGATAAATAAAAAATCCCATATCGAAATATGGAAAATGCAAAATTTTAGTAATGTTCCCACATTATTGAGAACAATTTTATTCTAACATAGGAAGTTTTAAAATTCAACTGTATAACTGTGATTTTTCTACAAAAAAACTCTCTCAAAACGAGAGAGTTTGTCAAACTTAATTGTGTTAGATAATAGTGATTTTAATATTTATTTTTGAAATAAATAAGTTTGATACTTTTATTATATAAAAAAATTTTAAAGTTTACAAAGTAAAAAAAGCCACCCGACGAATCAGGTGACCTCAGGTAGCCTCCGCAAAGTACTACCGCAATTTTTTATTATATTAAGTGTGTTTCTTGACTACAGGATATATCTCATGTTCCAAATCATTCCATATGATAGAAAACACACCATCCTCATCTAAAATACCATAAAGTCGATGTGTAGAACTTAAACGTAAAGAATGAATTTCTTCATAATCATCCAACTTAAGTTCAACTAAACGTTTTCGAGCCTCTTTGTTTAGTTTACAAGTTTCGACACAATGATTATTTTTTTTATTCATCAGTATTTGAGACCAATTCATCGTTTCGAAACATGATAATTTTTCTAGCAATTCTTCCGTAATCTCTAAATGCCAGCGCTCATGGTTACGATCTCTCTTTTTAAACCTCCACTTAGGGCGCCTTGACATATTACTCTTTACTTCTGATTTTACAACACTTTTGTTTACATTCCTTGCAGAAGTTCGTTTTGCATTTTTGAAAGAATTTGCTACTACTTTATTCGCTTTTTTCTTTCCCATGGTTCTATCTAAACTCTACTACCATAAAATTCTTGCATAACTTCTTTATCTACAATATTCGTAGAACGCTCCCCATCGGCTATGCCAACACGTGCTTCTTTCCAAGGTCTTTCTTGATGTGTCATATTTGATAACTCCATTGCTGATGATTCACCATAATCTCTTAGAACAGCATTCATCGTATCAATTTGATCCTGTGTAAAAGCATTAAATTGATATTCTTTCAAAAAATCTGTACCTACTTTAAACTCACCAGCATGTTTTTGATAAAGTTCTCTATTTACTGGACCATTAGCCCATGCTTGAAACTCTTCATCAAAAAGCGGTTCATTATCCCATGCCAGCGACCATGCTTGACAATAGTAAGTCAACTTCTGAAGCTTCATAGTAGTCATTTCACCCATATTTTCAATAATATAGCGAGCTACGTTAAAAATATTAGGTTGTCCCATAATTTTTCTCCTTAGTTGTTATAACTAGTATAATCAATTTATTCATGTATTTCAAGAAAAATTTTATTTTTTCACAAAAAAAGTCAACCGCAAATACAAAAAAATGGTCTATCGACCGAGCATCTTGGAGTTTATTTATGAAAAAGTATTTTATGAGCGTATTGTAACTACATATCCTTAAATCTAACAAAAACACCCAGTCAAATGACTGGGCAAAGTAGGAATAGATTTATTAAAAAACTGTGTGACAACATTGTAAATATCTCTGCTTAAACAAAGCTAAAATATATTTACTAAATTATCTTGTTTATTTTTTTCTAAAGATAAAAATAGCAGATAGAATTATACTTAAAATTACAGCTAAAATCAGCGAAATTATTCCACTTGCCGCATAGCCAAATCCCACATCTCCACTATTTGTATTCGGAGAACTAATCATCTCTATATGTGATAATGTAAAAAATCTAGCACTTATGAATATAGCACTTATAATTAATAAAATTAAAAGTATTAAAATATATCTAGATTTATTCTGCTTGATATTTTTTAATAGAGCGTTTTTCATTTTCTTGTATCTCCAAATTATTTTATACAAATTATTATAAAAGATATTGCTACATAAATTCTTACATTTTTGTAAGAAAAAAGCTCTGACCGAAGCCAGAGCGAGTAGGAATTGGATTTTATGAAAAAAATCTTACTGGGTAAATACATTATATTGGCATAACCTTAAACATAACAAAAAAGCCCAATCAATCGACCGAGCATCTTGGAGTTTATTTATGAGTATATTGTACTCACAGATTCTTAAATCTAATAAAAACACCCAGTCGAATGATTGGGTAATTAGAAAATTGTTTTATTGAAAAACTATGTAGCAATATTGTAGATACACTTATATCCGAAGAGTTAATTTATCTCTACATAATAAAGTAAAAACAAGAATACTTATACCGACAAAAACAATATAAGCGTAATAGCTACAATTATAGCAATTATAATCGCTATAATTAATAGAATCAAAGATATTGTAGAATTTAGATTAGTTTCCAATTTCTTGTACCTCCAAATTATTTTATATAGATTATTATAAAAGATACTTCTGAAAAGATTCTTACATTGTTGTAAGAAAAAAGCTCTGACCGAAGTCAGAGCGAGTAGGAATAAATTTTTATGAAAAAAATTATATTGGGTAAATACATTATATTGACATAACCTTAAACATAACAAAAAATGCCCGATCAATCGACCGAGCATTCATAATTATTCTAAGTGTTTTAAAGCCTCTTTAGGAATCTCACCTTTATTTCGTTCTACCCAACTTAGAACTCCTCGTTCCTTATTATACAATACATCTAAATATGCACCTTGTTTCAATTTACGCGATTCTATAAGTTCCAAAGTTTGTGGTTTTCCATTTTTATCATAGCCTGTTAGAGAATAAGTATAATCTTTATATTTCTTCCCTTCCATTCCTTTAGATTCACCAATTTTCGCTTCTCTATTTATCTGTACATAATAATGATTTCCGTTAAACTTCTTATACCATACGTATCCTCCAAATATTAAACCAACAATAAGAAATCCGAACAGTACTTTTTTCATACTTTAAAGCCTCCAAATTATTTTATTAATTATTTTATATAAATTATTATAAAAGACATTACTACACAAATTCTTACATTTTTGTAAGAAAAAAGCCCTGGTCAAAACCAGAGCGAGTAGGATTTGGATTTTATGAAAAAAATTTTATTGGGTAGATATATTATATTGACACAAACTTAAATATAACAAAAAGTAACAAAAAGTCACTAACTTTTGCTAGAGGTTTTATTATATTAGTTAATAAGTTTCAAACCAAGATCCTGAATGATATATAACAAATCAATATGACTCATACTAAAACGTGGAACTCCTATTTTTTCTAAGTTAGTAAGAGTTTGAGGACGTTCTATATAGCGAATGTCTGATCCATTCAAATAGAAGCAAGCACCTTTTTTGAATTTTTTCCCATAGTAATCTGCATCCGATGTAATTGTAATAATTTTCATGTCTTCTTCTCCTTTAAGATTAATTTTTTTCTTGCGTACCACACCGCTAAAGCCACCATAAATAGACCAACTGTTACGATCGGGTAATTCCTGCACAACCATGATTCCATCAATATTTTGCTCATAGGTTGTGACATTTCCATTTGCCACACTTGCTACAATTCCTACATGCCCCGTAGGTAAGCCATTCCGTGCAGAAATAAAGAAAATGTCTCCTGCTTTAAGCTGGCTAAAACTTGGATTATCAATTTTTTCAAATCCTATAGCTGACCAGTTGGTTTGTGTATACACGTTCCAAGCAGTCGCACAGTCTGAACCTGGCACCCATTGGGCATTGATTCCAGACATCCCATAGGCAAACTGATAAGCTTTGTCTGTAAGCACAGACAGCCAGTAAGAGGCAAGAGCCCCACATTGTCCTACACTACTAGAATAGCCAACCTGCTTGCCAACAAGTGGTCCTATGGTTGCTGTTACATTGTACATGTTACTCCTCCTTTTTAACATGTTTATTTATTTTATTTTCAATTTCTGCCTTAAAAAGTTGTGGGACAATTTTTATAAGTACTTCATAACTTTCTGCGCTATAAAGTTTATAATTTGCGGTTAAGCTAAATCCTGTAGCTACTCCAAATACTAAGGTCCACAAAATCAAAGCTGTATTCAAAAATAAATCGTGCGTATTTAGAATTGGAATTTGACTGACCACATACGGAACGCTTGCCGCAAAGGTATTGATGGCAAAACCAAGCCACAATTTTTTTGAAAGAATACTAAGTCCCTTTTTATTTCTCCACATGAGAGATGTTATTGTATCTCCAAAAGCTAAGATAAGCAAAATAAAGCTCATTACTTCTGGATACTGTATTTCTCCTAGATATTTAAATAACATTTCCAATTTTTATTTTCTCCTTTATATTAAGTTAGGTGTTTCTCAACGGTATTACCATGTTAAAACTATATCTGTGATTAGATCCAATGGTAGCTGAACTAGGCGAAGCATACAGTTGCACATCTCCTGTATTTAGTATTCCTCCAGAATACGCTGTACCTCCGCCTTGAAAGTTACTCCACATAAAAGCTTCTGTATGACTGAGATGTTTAACAATTTCAGATGGTAATTTCAAGAAAGTGTAATAACTTGATCCTGTCTTATTTGACGTAGGTCTAGCTCCTTGCACTGTTATGAATATCCAGCCTCCTTTAATACAATATTCTGCAGCATTTGCTGTATAGCCGGAAGCCATCGTTAAAGGGATGATTCTATCTGTATCTCCAACTTTCAAGCTTTTGAATTTTTCATCAATTGTCTTAAAATTCGCTTCTATAGCTTCTGCACTTCTGGGCATACCATGATAAATTGTTTCCATTAATCAAACCATCCTTCCTTTTGTAATTTAGTAACAACATCCGCATACCACAATTTTGGTACATCTTCCATTTGATATGTTCCTTTTTTTATATACATAACATACAATCCCACCATGATTATTTCTCCTTTTCTAATTGACTTACTTTAGCTGCCAACTCAAAAATAGCTAGGTTTGTTTGTTCAAATTCTTCAGGAGAAACAACATCAACTGTTTCCCACTTATTCTCAACCCAGTCAAAACCTGTTATAACTTTCCCAGGTTCTTCTGGAGGTTTAACCTCTGTGAAAGGACGAGCAATAACTTCATTATCTGGTGCTTGCCACTCTGTAAAATTTTTACCTGTTACTTTATACACTGTTTTAGACATCTTAATTCCCTTCTATTTTTTCCTCTAATTGAATAAGTCTTTGCAATAAGTTATCTTGCGTAGGTGTTGCTTTATTTTTGGTAATAACAACTTGGCTTTCGTCTGTGTTTTCTCCAATAGGTTCGCCCCCATCAACGTGGACCATTAGACTTCTTACACCATCAAAAAGGAGGTATTCTCCACTTTCTGGGCGATGATTGAATTTGAAATTTTCATAATCCAATGCAACCTGGATAACAAGTTCATTATTAGCCCATGAAACAATTCTATTTTCTACTATTTTTGGTATTGTTCCGCCAAACGTTCCATCCGGTTCCTCTCCCAATGGAACTATACCTATACCATACTCCCATGTGTCAATGTAAACTGTGGGTAAAGTATTCATGATTCGCTTAATTGTTATTTGTACCCCTTGCGGAACAAATCCAATAATTAATTTCTCAATATTTTCAAGCCTTTCATCGAGAACTGTAAAGTCTCCAAAATAATCACTACTTCTTGCTACGATAACCTCACTATCCTTTGTAGCATTAGCAATCACATTTTTAAAGTCATTTTCAAGATTTGTTTGTCGCTCTTCTACATCCTCTTGACGTTTTCTATATTGTTCTATCCATTTTTTTAAATTTAAGACCCAATATCCACACCAGCGCATAAATAAGTAAATGATTTTTCGAACTGCTTTTGAACTTGCTTTAGTCCACATTCCTTCGGATAGCTCAAGAATATATCCATCTTTTGCCCCTTTATCAATATATTCAGGTTCATCAAGATTAAAATCTTCAAAATCCGATAGATAATCCTCTTCAATTAACTCTGCTCCTGAAGGATCAGAAACCGAATCGCTTTTTAACGGAACATATTTTTCTGATGGTTTATCATATTTAGTCATGTGTCTCCCTTCTCATTTTTTCTTTTCTAAAGCAGCTATTCTTTTTTCTTGCTCTAAAATCAGGATAGATTGCTCTAGTATTTTTTGATTTTGCTCTGAGATTAGCTTACCCTGACTTTCTTGTAAGCTAACAATTTCTTCCTGCTTTTTATTATTGACTTGTTCTTGTCTAGCAATCTCAGCTTCTAGTTCCCGTAACATCTTCTCTTGTTCTGGGACTCTGTCTACCATTTCACGCAAAGTTTGTGCTTCTACTTTAAGTTCCTCAAGACTTTTTCTTGAATTATCAATATTTTGTTTTGCGCTATCCAACTCATCAGAAAAACCTCTAAATTGTAATTGGAACGCTGACAAAGTTTGTTTACTTTCTCCTAAAACCAAATCAATTTTATGAGGTTGATTTATATCAATGCTTTTTTCAACAATTTGTTGATAGGTAATCTCAGAGATAAATTTATTATCAATTGGATAATAATTCCCTAACTCAAAGGGTTGGTATCTATCATCTAATAAATCAAGATTAACCGTTGTCACACCCCAAGTTACTAGTGCAACTCTTTGATCCCGTAGATATTGCTCGCCTTTAGTTTTTAAATAGCGAGGTTGCTTAGTATCTGACCAATTTACAGATTTTTCAATAATCCCGAATTCTTCAATGAGTTTCTCGTCATCCAAATAATCTTTTCCACCATTCACAGAACTAATAGTATAGCGCTCCCTAGCCAGAATAGAATTATCAGTTTCTTGTTTCTCAATTTCTGCTCCTGTAGGAATAATACGAGTAATAAGCTCATCAGAATTCATTGACTTGGCGGCCTCAATCATGTTTCTGGCAACTTTAATTGGTTGATTAATTTTTACACCATACTCTGCAACATAATCTAAAATCATTTCGCCATTTTGATTTCTCAAAATAATATTCCCTCCCAACCTATCAATAAGTTTATTTTTGATAGTATCGAAAGTATCTTCATATCCTATACCTCGATAGACATTTCCAGTATTACTGTTAACAGTAACCTCTCCCAAAGTGAAGCGTTTATGTGGCTGTACACTTCGATTATGCCGATTGATAATTGTCTCCAAATAAGCCCGTAGATTGCTTACTGAAACATCTTTAAAACGCTGCGAACTGTCATGTAAATAATCAAGGTAACCTACACATTGGACAGCTTGGGTGAAATTCCCTGAGCTATCCATCTTCAAATTTTCTATTTTGCGTACACGCCCCTCAAATTCTTTCCTTCCCGTTCTTGTATTAATTACCTTGATTAGACTTATGAGTGGTTTTAAATTCGCATAGCAGGGGTTAGATAGTGTTGAAGTAAAAGTAAAAGTTGGGATACTTCCTAGCTCTTGTTTTATAACTCCTGTTGAAAGCTTATGCGCCACTTCTGAAGTATCATGAATAACTTTACCGATTTTATCCGCATAATCCTTGTACCAAATAACTCTATACATTACATCATCACCTCACCAAGTAATCTAAAGCTAAACGTACCATCTCCCATTAACTCTAACTCGTTAACTCCTTTTAGCAATTGAAAATCAAAAAATTCATTTCTGCCTTTAGTGAGCGGAAAATCCTGATTTAAGTATCTAATAGAACCAGAATTACCACTAAAATTTATTATCGGACTAATTGCTTTATCGTAACCATTCCATATATGAATTAATTTTTTATATTTAACAGTAAAAGATAATTTTTGTTCATACTTATCCGGGTACCACATTTCATTCCACAAATCTTGTTTTGCGTCACTATCAACAATAAAAAATGGACGAGCAATAAAACTAACAGAGACTGCAATCTCATTTTTATCGTGGATGTCATCAACATTCACACTCTCACATTTTGCATACCAATAGCCGTCCTTATCATGGGTATCATAAAGCTTAGTAAAGTCTGACATCATCAGTTCGCGTTTGAGCGTGTTCTCTATTGTCTTTCTATTAGCGTAGGATGGAACAACTGCCATGAATCTATATTCTATCTTCCGCATTTCAAAAAATCGCTCACCAAATATAGAAGAAAAATCGTTCTCTCCATTTGTATAAGGAATAGAAACTGTGACCAATTTTTCCTTTGGGGTTGGGGCTGATCGGTCTGTAAGATACAGGCCGTGAGATTTACTGTCAAAATCTGCAAATTGTATTTTTTCTTTAATTTCTAAAATGACAAACGCCCCCTATCTTGATAATTATCAAATCCCAGCTTATCTATAATATCTGGGTGGCCACCTACAATAGCTGCACCATCAAGAACTATTTTTTCTCTTGTAACTTGGATTAAATCATCCAGTTTTTTATTAAGTACCGACCGGTCACTTTTAATTTCTCCAGAAAATCCTAGATCAACATCAAATCCCTGTACAGCTACATCACTAGTTTTTTGAATCAAGTTGCGCATTGCGTTGACTGCATTGCGTGTCTTGTCTTCAATACCACTGGCAACACCTAAAGCAAGGAATGATCCAACTTCACGTTTTAACAGACGTGAAGGAGATTTAATTTCAGCTTTTTTCTTCGCTTCAGCATTTACTCTATCTACTAAAGACTTCATTGCAGCTACTGCAGAACCTGCATTAGCATTAATACCACTAGCCACGCCTAAGGCCATGTTACTACCAATAGAATCAAATCCCCCTACAGAACTAGCTCCATTTTTAGCAGAATTAGCTAAAGAAGTTCCTGCATTCTGAGCACTACCTCTTCGATATTCAATACCGTGAACAAAATTCATTCCAGCTTCTTGCCCAGTATTCCGGAAATCGTTGGTTTTGGTTTTAACTCCTTGACTTGCATTTTCAGCAAGTGAAGAACCTGCATTTTTTGCGCCACCTTTTCCATTTTCGACACCTTTATTATGAGCATCTGCAGCATTTTTACCATCTTGCGCTGTCTTTTGGGCTGTTTTACTAGTTTCACTAGTTACACCATCTTTAAGGTATGAACCTGCAGCTTTGGTATCTCCTTGCTTCAAAGCATTAATAAAATTTTGACGCCCTTTTTCACCATCACTAAACATACCTGGTGGCAATGTGCCTAATCCTTTTTTGACATCCGCAGTAATACTTGCACCAACAGCTTTAACATCTCCTGACTTCAAAGCTGTTACAAGATTAGTAGCCCCTTCTACTCCTTTTTCTTGAAGCATAGCGGCCATAATTGTCATTTGCTCTGCAACGCTTGCACCATTATTTCTATAACTTTCGAGAATGCCTAAAAGATTTTGGTCAGTGAGATTTTTCTCGTTAGCTAATGCTGCAGCAAGTTGTTCTGCAGTAGTTTGATTTTGTGAAGCTAGTAAAGCAAGCCAATTTTCTCCAAACGCTGTTTGTGCTTCAGTCAATGATTGGTTTTTATTTTGCAGGTTAGTAATTTCTTGTTGGAAACTTGCTTTTTCCATCTCATCATTAGACTGAGCTTGAGCCTGTTTAAGGTTCTGAATTTCTTGATTATTCGTATTAATCAACTCAATTTGTTGTGAGTTTGACTCTCGAAGATTAGTTAAGGCTGTGTTCGTTTCCTCTTTACTAATAGAATCCCCTAATTCGATACGCTCTCTTAGTTTATCAACATAAGTTTGATTTGTTGTTGTTAGCTCTTCAACTACAGCATTTCGTGAATTTACCAATGCGACTCTTTGGAATTCTGTTAATTGATTTCCTGCTTTATCTGTATTAGTTGTGAGCATTTGATTATATTCATTATTTACTGCTAGTAAATCTGAGCGACTCTTTTGGAAGTCTGCCATCAAGGTAGCATTAGCTTTTTGCATAATACCTTGGCGTTCATTTTCACTTTTACCTTCGGCATTAGCGATTGCTTGACTGTATTTTTCGACAGCACTTTGACGCTGTTTACCACCTTCTTCAATAAGTTTAAGGCTATTCTCATTGAATTTCTGCATAACTTCATTATCGCCAAACGCTTCTTGCATTTTTTGAGCACTATCTTGTGTTGATTGGTTAAGCTTAGAAAATGTTCCACTTAATTGGTCAGCACTTTCTTTTGTGCTATCCATAGCCTTAGAAAGGCGTTTTTGTGAATCAGAAGCATCGTCTGTTTCTTTGCCCAGTTCACTTGTAGCTGAAATAGTTCCTCGAATAGCAGAGTTGTCCCAGACACTTGTATAGTTATCTTTAACATTTTTAAGACTTTTACCTGCCTTACTAAATGCTTCATCAGCACCTTTATCATCTCCTTTTATCTTTTTCCAAATACCTTCAATACCTCGACCAACTGCACTACCAATATCTAAAATACTCTTGAACGTAGCTATTAATGCTTGTGCAGAATCCACTACTGCAGCAATTGCAAAAACTACTGTTCCAATAAGCACTACACCTACAGTTTTAAATGCATCTCCAGCACTGGATAAAACTGGTTTCAAACTAGATAATGAATTTTTAATAGAGGTAAATGCAGGTTTCATTCCTTCAAAAGCTTTTCTAGTAAAGCCTTGAATATTTCCAAAGTTTGAAGTCCAAACTGTAGCCATTGCTGCAACTGCTGCTCCTACAGCTATAAGAAGAATTCCCCATCCACTACCAACTAGAGCAGCAGTTACAGAACGAATTGAACTTATTGCAGATTTAGCAAAAGATTTGAAACCATTAGAAATGGTAATTGCTGCACCATTCATAACTGTACCAGCTCCTCCTGCTGCTGTACTTGTAGCAATAAGACTAGCACTCAACGATTTAAGCGAGGTCACTGGATGAAGAATTGACAATTTAAGAGTTTTAAATCCGTTAGAAAGTTTGATCAGTGATGGAAATGCACTACTAGCTCCCGAACTTATTCCTTTAAAGAAATTCGAGTACACACTCTTTGTTTGCCCTAATAATTTAGGTTCAAAAGCTTTACTAAATCCATCAGAAAATAGCATTGCTCGAATCATTAAACTCTCAGTTCCAGATTTCATTGCCTCCATCATTGGAGTAATGAACTTAGCTGTAAATTTACCACCAATAGAATTACTAGCTATGAATAATTTTTCAATTCCTTTGGCAGCTGTTTCTCCAAACTGAACGAATGGAAGAGCCAAGCTACTAATAAACTGTAAGCCTTTATAAACAGCTATAAGTTTACCGACCTGAGGAATAAGTGCCGCTATTTGTCGATTATGATCCTGAATCCAAGCAGAGGCTTGCTTGATTTTATCCGCAACTGCTTTTACTGCATCTCCAAAATTCCAAACAGATATTAAACTTCCAAATCCTCCATACATATCGCCAAGAGCACTCAAAATACTTTTCGTAGCATTTATTACACTTGTCCCCACTCCTGAAAATTCTGTTTTGAAAATTTGGATATAAGGAACAATGACATCTCCCAACTGCTGAAATTTGTTTCCCATTTTAGTGAGATTATTTTCAAAAATATTTCCAAGTGAAGCAATATGTTCCTTAATACTTGAACCAGTAATTTTAACTGATAATGTATCTAGACTATTCACAACCGAAAGAACACCACGTGTCGTGGCTGCTTTCATATTATCAATAGTTCCTTTCCAACTATCACCAGCCTTTTTTGACTCTCCAGCAATAGCTTTAAATTTATCAGTACCGTTCGCAAATGCTTCACTCATGGCATCCATAAACTCTTCTGATGATATTTTTCCATCAGAGATTGCATTTTGAACTTCTTCCCCCGTCATCTTCCATTTGTCAGCTAAAATTTGTGTGACAGGTATTCCTGCTTCCATAGCTGACTTAAGATCTCCAAGATTTGCTTTACCTTTGGAAGCCATTTGGTTAAGTTGAAGCATAACTTGGTTATAAGTGGCAGTTGTTCCATCACCATATGCTGAAATAGCATCCATCCAATCAATCGCATACTTACTAGACTTATCAATAGCAATCCCTGAATTGGCAAAAGATTGCATCGAAGTTGCTACACCATCTAACCCATATGCTGTACCTCTTGTCGCAATCTTTAATTTTTCCAATTCATTTTTAGCTGTTGTTGAACTTCCTGTAATACGGGTCATATTACGATTGAAGTTATTCATCGTATCTGCTCGACCTAGAGCACTTTGCAACCTACCTGTTACTAAAGAAGCTGCAGAACTTGCTGCTTTATAAATGCCTAAGGCTCCGACTATACTTTTAAGAGAACCTGTTGCTGAACGATTAGAACCGCTAAATTTCGATAAAATATTCGAAGCTTTAGAAAAGGCTGAAGTAAAATTTACGTCTCTTGCTCTTAACACTGCTTCAACTGATTTTTGTGTTGTCATCTACTCCTCCTCTCCAAATATTTCATCAAAGAGTTGTTCATTTCGTTTCAACTCTTCTATTCTTGTTCTATCTTCTTCGGGTATCTTCCCGAAAACAGCTAGCCTTGCCCTTTCATAATCAAACACTGATTCAGGTGACCCAAACTTATAAAAAGTCTTCCCATTTCGTTCCTCTGTAACTTCAGCTAACCTTTTTATAAATGCGGCTTGAACTTGGTTGTCTTGAACTTTCAAATCAATTAAATCAATGGTTTTAAGACGAATATCTATTTCATTCATAGACATTCGATCAATTTCTGCTAAAGAAAAACTCGGAAAATACTGCAAGAGTACCGCCCGAGCTTCATCATTGTATTCTTTTAATTTTGTTTGTTTTCTTGATTTATTTTTTTCATGAGCTTCTCGGCTTCTTTCATGACCTTCTTCGTAGCATTGCAAGCTTTCGCTGTAGACTTTATAAAACCCACAAGCCTTGTTAATGTCTTGTCATCTACTATTTCCAAATACTCGTCAATATCACTAGGTGCAATCTCTGGATAAGTATTCAGGCAAGCTTTAAGAAGTTTAGCAATACTCAATAAATTCACATCATAAATTGCTGTCGCAAGCAAATAACCCAATTCATCATAGAGTTCTTTATCTCCAGCAATACGATCAATCTCTTCTAAAAATTTCATTCCAAAAAATAGATTGTATTCTTTACCGTTAATAGTAATCATATTTTATTCTCCTTTATTCACTTTATTAGAACGTTGTGATACAGTTGAATTTTTTGGCGTATACTCTGGAATACTTTCTTTTTCTACACCATCTTTCAAAGAAATATACTTCGTGATTTTAGCTACAGTTCCCGCATCAATATCTTCTTCTCCACGCTCAAATTTGCCATTAGCTGTGAAAGTTGTTTTTACGGATACATTAGAATCAACACCTGCTGTTTTTTCCCAACCACTGAGATAGCCCGATGCATGCTTAGCATCATACTTATCATTTGCATTTTTCTCAGATAAATCAATTTCCCAAACATCAACTTCTTTATTGTTTTCTTCTGCATAGTGAAGCATTTTAACAAGCTCACTCTTAGATTCCAAAAACTCCATTTCTACTGTGTATGTCGAAGGAGACGGAGCTACAATATTGCCATCTTTTGTGGCTACCGTATCACTTTTCTGTTCTTCTTTTAGCGAGTGGGTAATTTGTAAAGCGAGGCGACGACCTTCCACTTTACCTCGTTCTTCTACTAAACCAACATAGAGGACCTGTTTCAGTCCTTGGATTGCTTTTTCCATTTTTGTTTTTTTCTCCTTAATTTGAATTGCAGCTAAATGTAATTGCTGCATGCCATAATTGGTCCTTGGTGCTGTCGTCCATTAAAAGGACATCTTCATCAAGCGTATTAACCCAATTAAAATTTTCTGTTTTTTGCAAGTTAAACACCGTTGCTTCAATAAGTTTAATCAACCTTTGAATGTACGGTAATTCATTAGCCAAAGCATAAACATGAATAACCTGTTTTAAAGATACAATAGGTCTTTCCTTGGTATAAGTACCTGTTGCCAACTGCTCCCCAACAACAATGAACGGATATTCTACTTCCTCTTGAGGCAAATAAAAATAAGTATCCACGTCTAAGAGAGGTAAGACATGTAAAAGAGCATTAGTTAGTTCTGCTTGAGGATTGAGTATTTCCATTATTTAAAAAGCCTTTCTAAATCTGAGATGAAGTTTGAAGAGGCAATATCAAAAGCATGTTTCAAGTAAAATTTACCTGGACTAAAACGTGTACCATACTCTTGATAAGCGGCGTACTCCGTATTATAAGAAACAGAGATACTCATACCGCCGTCTCCGCTGCTTAATTTTGCAGATCGTTTCAGGGTATAAGTATCTACTGGAACTCTGGATTGAGACATCTTAAACATATCTGCACCATTTCTTCTCACTACTTCTTTCACATCGCTTAAATCTTCTCGTTTTGTTATTGCCTCTTGAAGAACATCTAAACCAGAGAGAGAAATTTCAAAATCAGCCATGACCACTCCCTTTTTGTTTGACTATATAAAAAGTACTTGTCTTATCATAGTTCACTCGCTTTTCAACGTTATATTTTGAACCATTGACTATGATATACGTAACGGGTTTCTCATATCTTGTTATAGTCCTCAAAACTTTTGTTTCTTCTTTCAAGTTACCAATAACAAGTTGTGATTTTTCGGCCCCCAATTCAGATAAATTGCTAAAAATCTTTGTTTCTTCTGGTTCTGTTTGTTCAGCTCCAATTTTTCCACTATTTTCAGCAAAAACTAAAGTTACTAAAGTGTCATACCGCATCTAGTACCCCCACACATTGCCTGCACGGGCTTTTTCTTTGTATTTGGATATAATATCCAAATATGCCTTGAAGTCGTTGTCAGCATAGGAAATACTCTCACCATCTTGTCTATAACTCGTCATTCCTTCGTTCTTTCTTCGGTTGTATCGAATAATAGAAACTTCTATGATGACAAAATTTAGCTCAGGTGGTATTTCAGGTCTATCAATTAACACAGAAAGTTGTGAAGTGACTAAACTTTCTATTGTTTCCAACAATTCATCTTGAGTATTGTCTGATATTCCTAATAGCGTTTTGATTTGTTTTATAGCCACTTGCACCTCTCCTTATGTTTTTAAGCTAATTTGATACTTGCTTGGATAACATTGTCTGCTTCAACAAATGAAGGCATAGAAGTTGCGCTTGCTTTTGTCCAAGTTGCAATAGGGTCTAATCCAGATTCATAAATCATTGTGTAGATGTTTCCCGCTTGTGAATCAAGTGTTCCATCAGTAACAAGACGTGATTCTTCTGGGGTCATACCAAATACAGTTGAACCAAGTGAACCACTAGGAATGAAAGCAATATCTCCATCTGCAATAAAACGATGTTTTTCATATTTGCCATTTGCCAATTGTTTGCGATAAGCTTTGTTATAAACTTTAATTGTTGGCAAACCTGCTGCAGTTAAATAATCATTCAAACCTGTCAAAGTAGCCATTGAACTTGATTTTTCAAATTTCTTTTGAATTGAAACATTTTGAAGCATTTTCTGAGCAGTCAAACCATTCATAACCATCTCATCTGGTTCAACATCAGCTTCAAGAACCCAATTCATGATGTCAGCAATCGGATCAGAATTCTCAGTTGACCAGTCAGCTTTCTTCTGATTTTCCTTTTTCATTTGGTAATCAACAACACTCTTAATGCCGTTTTCATCAAGTGTGATTTTACCTTTTGTCAATACTTCCATGCGCATTGCTTCAATACGTGCTTTGACAGAATTAATCATATTTTCAGTGTCATTGAAAATATTTTGAAGCGCCAATTCTTGCTGTTGTTGGAAACCTGGCGCTTTGAGCATAAGGAGATTTTCTTCAGACAAACGAATTTTACGTTTGATATAAGCAAGTTCCATATCTGTCATACGACCTTCACGGCTCGCAATTTGCGCTTCAGCATCAAAAGCAGATACTGATGCAACAACTGGTGTACGGTTCCCTGTCCGAATGTCACGGAAAGTAAAGCTTGGTACTTTTACAGCTGGAAAAAGTTTGTCGCCTAGATACTCTGTTGTTTCCAAATCATTTGTAAAAGTAATAAGTTCCTGAGGTGTGATGATTTCATTAATAGTTGACATTATTTTGTCCCTCCTTCTGTATTTTTATCTGCCTTAGCTGCTTTTGATCTAACATTAGTAGCTACTGGTTGGTTACTTTCTGAATAAAATTTAATACCTGGTAATGCAGCTTTAGCTTCTGGTGTAGGTTGTTCTGGAAGCCGTTCTTCAAGGATATATCCTTCAACAATTACTCCAACCGGTTGTTCTCCCTTAGATACATCTACATCATTAATTGTTACTCCAATAGCCGAAGCATCATTTTTAGGATAAAATGATCCAGCTGGAATAATTCCAGCTTCATCTTTATTCGGGTGAGTCGCATCAATTTGATGTGTGAAACTGATGAAGTGTTGAGATTGTAAAAAATTAATGAGATCAAAATTCTTTTTGCTACGTGTAAACATACTTATGCTCCTTTTCTTTTATTTGCTTCAGCCGCCATACGTTGGCCAAGGCTAGGTGTTGTTTTTTTAGAACCTGTAGTTACTTTCTTACTTTTTGTTTCTGAAAGTAATGTTTTAATCGATGTCGCTGTAGTTTCATCGAGTACTTTTTTCAAAAGAGGGACAAGTTTATCTGCAGTTTCTTTTGGCAAGGTCGCAATAAATTCTGAAGCTTCTTTTACGGATTCTTCAGACAGAGTCAAGTTTTCTAGCATTGATTTAGTTTCCTCAACACTGTAAGTTTCTGCAGCAACCTCTTCTGTTTGTTTGCCAGAGTTATCATCGGTCTGAGTATCTGTTTCGGTACCAATTTCCGATTCGTCCACTTGCTCCCCTGACTTCTCTTCTAGTTTTTCAACATCCTCTTGGATGTTATCAACAGCTTCTTGCTCCTCTTCTGTCTCTGCAACATCTTGGAATGAATTCAAAGTATCTTTCAGAGCTTGAAGTAAGCTTTTTTTATTTTTTGGCATATTTTCCCCTCCATTTATATTTCAGTGTTCTTTAAAGCCTGCACTGATAAAAAGGCATTAAAAAAGCCACAAGATGTGACTTATTAATTACGTTAAATATTACGTTTTATGTTCGATTGCCTTCTTTTCCAGTAGTCTTTCCCAAGAATGTCCTTTAGATGAGTTTCACTCTCATGTGGAAGAGAAGAACATCTACAAAAAGGATGCATAGGCGCTCTATTCTCTCCAACATTAGCCTTTGCAATAGGAAAAACTTTACCAGACAACGAAGCACATTTATCACAAGCACTAGGTTCTGTTACAAATTCATATTCTGTGAAACCTGCTTGACTGAAGCTATCCAATTGAACACCAAGCTGGATATTTGCCCCTTCCGTGATCAATAAACGTAAAGCGTTGCTTTTTGATACTTCTAAAGGATGCATTAACCGCATCAATTCTGTTGCAAACTTACTAGGATTAACGCCACGTAAAAGCAATTCATTGAGCGCTTTTTTTAACAATCCCCTTGTATCTTCAATATTCAGCCATAAACGAGTGGACCAGTTCGCATTATTGAACGAACCATTGACAAGCTCTTCTATTAATTTTTTATCTATGTTTATAGAACTGCTTAATATTCCAGCTTGTCTTTGATATTCTATGATTCCCTCATCTGTTAAAAACTCTTTGAATTTTGGCTCCAATCGGCTATGTAGTTGATCCAGTTCTAATGAGAGTTTAGCTTTTAACAATTCCAAACGATTAACACGCATTTTCAAGTTATAAAGCTTTAACTCTGCATTTGCCCTTTGTGAGAAGTCTTTGTTTTTAACGTACTCTGCTGCTTTCTTGTTAAATGCTTTTACATCCATCTTGTCCGCAGCTTTCATAAAATCAGCCATGCTTATCTTTTCAGACTCCAAATAACGATTGAGTTCTTTTTCAATCTCTAAATTAATATTTTGGATAGTTTTCTGATATTCAGATTTTACATACTGAAAAAATTCCTTCTCGCGTTTTTTTATATTAATGATATTTTCACGCTCACGTTGAGCCCAATAATCATTCTTCTTCATGAGCTACATCTCCTGGATTATCAAAATACGCATCAATTGCAGCACCCTCATTTGATTGTTGCTCTTCTTCGACTCGTTCAATCTCAGCTTGTGGATCATCAATAAAGGAAACAAGACTATATTTTGTCTGTGTTGAAACTGGTGTGCCGCTATTTATCAGCATATTCATTTCATCAACAACAGAATACGGAATATTAGGCTTGAATACTATTTCAAGCGCACTCAAATCTTTCATACTTTCATCAAAATCTAATTCATAGGTTTTAACAAACTTTTCTAGTGCAGTACGTGTAGAATGAGCATTAACAAATAATTGATAACGTTCTTTTGCGGACTTCTTGAAATTACTCATTGTTGAAGCTGTAGCTTGTTGAAAACCAAAAAGCTTATACTTCATGGACTCACCACTTGCATTGCCGGAAAAATTCTCGTCCGTCAAGTCCGGAACATTTGAAAGTGAAAAGATATCTTTTCTTAGTCGTGTTTTATATGTTTCAATGGCTTGCACATCTAATGTTCGATAAATATATTTTGCATCCACCTCAGTTGGCTTGCCGTCAGCATCTAATCCACTTTGAGCAAAAATGACTTTGTTAGCATACATCTTTTTATACTCATCAGTATCTTTAAGCTTACGTATATCTCCCTTAATGACCAACACTGCATTCACCAAATCATTTAAATGATTAGCTGTATTAGCTTCAGCTAAATCATAGGCATCGATCAGACTGAGTAAATCTTCATAGTCACCAGAGCGTGAACGATTATTTTGATATTCAATAAGAGGAACACCATCAAAGAAATGCTTTGTCGAATCAACTTCCTTAAGTTCACTCCCTGATAATGTATACTCAATAATTTCGTCATGAGTGTAGAGTGTAACCCGGGTTTCTTCTAGCTTGTTCCCTTGTTTTGGATAAGTCACGTATCTTACACCTACTATTGGTTCTTTTTCTACCGCATAATCATAAATTACAAAGCACTCAAACACGTTAAGGAGAGTTACTTTATCGTCCTGTACAAGTTCATATGCTCTGCCATACTTGGAAATATCAAGCATTAATTCACTGTTATGTCGAGCCATATCACTATTCTTATCAAACTGTGCAAGTAACTCCAGTACGTTCTCATCAACATGTTTAAGTCTTATGGGATTGCTTGTTGTATAGCCAACTTTAAACTGCGTAATCACTTTTCCAAAATTATGAAATACTTTTATGTTTTCTTCTTCATACTTGTTTTTTCTAACATAGTTAGACATAGTTGTATTTTTAGCCTTATAATAATCGTCTAAAACATTCAGTCGTTTGCGCTGTTTATTTTTGTGATCATTAATAAAAGCAACTAAATCATTAAGATTTTCCATTAAATCATCAAGGCTGCTATACCTATATTGATAGTTGGCACTCTTGTCATATTTCCTATCTGTACTCAACTTCCTCTCCTCTCCTTGATTAATAAATACTTAACTTATGTATCTTCTCTGCTCCTTCATCTGCTGTGAGTTCTTCTCCAGCGTTTACAATACTGTCTGTATAAAGTGCATAGCGCATAGCATCCATAACGTCATCATTGTCTTTGACAGGTTCGCCTGTTTTTTCGTTCCAGACATAGTTATAGATTTCTTTTTTAAATACTTTGACATCCTCAGAAATATATAGTTTTGATTGATAAAAAAGTTTTGAGATATGTTCAATCCCTGCTAGGACTTTCTTATTGGCTAATATAGCTTGGATACCTTTGTCTCTCATTTTTGCGACATGTTCTGGACGAGCTGAATCACAAAAAAACGGCATGTCTCCATACTCGTCTATTAATTTCAAAGCAATATCGCACCACGCATCAATATAAAGCCCTGTGTGCGCATGTTCTTCTAAAAGGTAGTATTTATCGTTTTTAACTCCAAACACAAGGATAACGCCATTGTGTCCCTCTGAAAAACCAAAGTCGACACCGCTAACATAACGTTCGAAATGAATACTTTTCATCTCCGAGAAAGGCATATAATGCTTTTCTCTATCGAACAGACCATATATTGAACCTTTACCAGATACCCACAAGCCTTTGATTGCACGGTCATATAACATTCCTTGTGGGGTTGATAATTTAATATTCTTTTTATAATCTGGATCAAGTAATTCGTTATCATCAAGTGAAAAGTGATAATTGAGGATACGTTTACTCTTCTTGTTATCGATGTAATCTTTTTTTAGCCAATGTTCTGGATGGTCCGGGTTAGTATCGCAAATAATACGAGCACCTCGCCCTGAGCACCGTGCAATAATTTCATCAAATACTTCTGGATTGCATAAACTCGCCTCATTTATGTAAGCTCCGTATGCTGTCATACCACGAATACGACCAATACCGCTGATATTTCCTGTTGAAGTTTGAACAATACTTACTCCCAAGAGTTTGAAATTATTGTATCGATCATAAAAAATATTTATCCCCCAGTTCATTAACTCAGTAATAATATTTTGTCTTATATTACTAAGTGTAAATCCAGCTAGAATATATTGTGGATTGTCTACACCATCCTCGTCAGCTATTTGTCTAACTCGTGCTAATTCTTTCAAAAATAACAGGTTATCTAGAACAGTCTTTCCGCTACGTTTCGCCCCATGATTGATTAAGATATGCCAATCGTCATTATTATTTAACTCTCGGAGTATTCTATCTTGCTTTTTAGTAAGTTTCATTTCAATTTCTCCAAACTATCCGCAAGGCGCTTCAACTCCTCATCTTGATTGGTTGCGGCTTCTTTTTTGTCAAAAGCACCATTCACTTTAAGAATATGCTCGATAGACTTCTGTCGCTCTTCTATTTTGGGCGAGTATTGTTTTTTCTCTTCAACCAAAACTTCATCTGTTTTTGGATCTAATTCACGATAAATAAAAGTTTGAGGTTCCCCATTTGCGATTGACTTAGAAAGTAGCAGAGCTTCTTCAACGGTCATCAGTCGACTTTTTTCAAGCTCTTTAAGTCGTTTTTGAATATATTCTGAAATGACAAGTTTTGACAAGTTTTCAGTAGCAATTCTATTGGCTGTTTTCTTACTGTAACCTGCTCGGATAGCTGACTGAGTGGCATTTCCAGTTTCAATATAATAATCTGCAAATTTCTTCTGTTTTATTGTCATTTTAGCCACTCAATCGCTCACCTCTCTTTCCGTTTTCTGAAATACAAAAAGCCATCATTTCTGACAGCTTTAACAGGATAGTGTTTATAATTGTAAGTATTTTCAAGAGTCAAGCACCCCTGCAAGTGCCTGCTACAGATTATGCTGGAATCGAACCAACGCTAACAGTTTTGGAGACTGTTGTACTACCACTATACGAATAACCTTTAATTGTGCGGTTTTTCTCCAACCACAATAACACTCTCATTATTAAGCGACTAACCCAACAGGCTCTACTTAAAGTAAGCAACTCTTTAAGCTCCTGTTGCTTTTAATGTTAGGGCTGGGAACGAAACCCACCAACTTTCACACGATACAGATTTTTTTGTTCATGTTTTTTCTTTTTGTTCATGTTTTTTCATGCTATAATACTATACCCAAAGGTATCTGTTGTTTGCCTTGTGCTACTCATACTAGGCGCTTTTCTTATACCAGAATTTCTTCTGTTCACGGCAAATTGGATTGTTTGATTTATTCCAGAGTTTGAGTAAGCTATCACACTCCCCCTTATCTGGCAAAGTCATCATCCTGTCGGCATGTGCTTACTTCTATCCAACGAAAAGACCTATGCTCTATGATTATGTTATTGTGGCACACCTCCATTTTCACACTAGCTTTTACTAGCTCCTCCATCTCTCACAAGTTTCGAATAACGTTACAGCAGGGCTATCACCATGCCTCATGTTAGCTACTTTAGGACTTTCGGTCGCCCTTAGAAGGCTCTCGGACAAGTATCACCTTGCTTCAACCGAGATGCACAAACGGAAACTGATGGACTTGAACCACCGACCACACAATTAACAGTTGTGCGCTCTGCCAACTGAGCTAAGTTCCCAAGCGCTGGTTTTACCGTCCAGCAAACGTTAAACAATTTCAGCACCTTTTCATTCACCGAGACTTACTATTTTGTGTTCTGCCGAATTGTTCATAATACAATATTAACACTTAAAAACGGTACGAAACGGACACAGGACGGACAAAAAACGGGCACTGATTTCTATACTAAATCACGCCACAGAGAATCCCTAAGAAGCTCCTTTAAATTCTCATATTTTCTTCTTGCCGTCCGTTCATCCATATAAAGCCTAGCGCCAATTTGCCACCACTGCTTCTTTTCTTTAAATCTAAGCGTGATAATCATTCTTATTTCAGGACTAACCGTACCTAATAACTCTGTAAGTATCCTTTGCTGATCTTTCATTTTCTGAAGTTTCGTATCTTCTTCTAGTATCATCATTCGGCGTTCTTGTGGCGCTGTGTTGGAACTTGTGCCACTACTTCCGATTCGCTCTTCATGTTTTTGACGAGTAATCCACAACTCACGAGAATTTATCTTCACTTGAAGCATTCCTGTCATGTAATCACTCATCAATAGATCCAACTTATCCGTCATTTGAAAACTGCCTCCAATACTGATATAATATTGATAGACCAAAACTTTTAACCTAAGTCCGTTCCCACGGGCTTTTTCTTATGACTTGACCAATATTTTCATTGAATGTTAGAATAGTTGTGGCCAAATATAATTGACATTCTGTCTCTTTTATCTGGAAAATTTAACACCCTGCTCGAACCTGGCCAGTTCGGGCTTTTTTATTACCTATTTTTCTTCCACAATGACATCTGCATTCTGAATTTGAATACGTTTGCCATCTAAATTGATAACCATTGTGCCATTTTCTGCGTCTGAAATACGAACATTATTTCCTTCATACTTCTTCAGCACTTCTCCTGTCTTAGAGTAAATAGTAACGATTCGAGGCAACCCTTTCGTATCGCTTTCCCACATTGTACACCCAGACAATGTGAGTAATCCTGTGGCTATAAATACTGTAAGTGTAAGTTTTTTTATATTCATTATTTCTCCTCCAATCGTTCCAACACTTGCTCACGCTGCTTTTTTACTTTTTCAAGCTGTATGGAAACTATAATAGCACCTGCCATAAAGCTCCCAATCGCTATAATTATCAAACCGATAGCCATTTCATATCTATTCATTAATGGCCTCCTGTGCTCCCAAATCCGCCTATACGTTGACCTGTAGCATTATCATTATCAACCAAACCATACTTCACAAATACAGCCTGCATAATTCGCTGTCCTGCTTCAATAGTCACTGCTTTATCTGTGATATTCGTAAACATTCCCATAAATTCATTCGGGAAATAATCATGATCAATCACACCTACCGAGTTAGAAAGGACTAAACCACGCTTTCGTGGATTGGAGCTGCGGTCCACAAGTAACATGACATCATCTTGTTCCATTTGTACAGCTAAGCCAGTTGATACAAGCTTAATCTCTCCTGGTTGGATAATTATAGTTTCACTTGCTGAAATATCATAACCAGCAGAACCTTTTGTAGCTCGTTCTGGTAATACTGCTTTATCTGTAAGTTTTATAAATCCTCGTTTCATGAATTCCCCTCATTCAATCTTAAATATATTTTCCTTTTCAAAATTCTTGATAAAAGAGTCTTTAACAATAAAAATTGTTTTTAAATCATTTGCTGTCATCATCTGAGAAATTTTCTTACGAATCTCAAAGCCGTTATCTTGATGGCATGAGATTAAATAACTATATTGCCACTGCGCCTCTTTATCTCTGTAATCATAGATGTCGAAATCATAAGAATCTTTAAGTGTTTTAAGCCTTTTCAATATTCTCACATACATGCGCTCAAGATTAGTTGTAGCCATACTCTAATTTAACCTCGCATTCATAACAAACTTGGTGTTCTTGATAAGGGATAATATCCTCTTCTGGGATTTCTCTCCTGCATAATTTGCATTTCAATTTTAAAACCTCATAATTTTACGTTTTAGTCATTTATTTTTAGCGCTAGCATATTATTCATTTCAAGTAATTCTATCCGCTCAATGTAAACGTAATTTTCACGAATTAGAGCTATTCCAAAACGATAACTACTTCTTTCAAGTTACGATCTAGAAAATTATAGAGCTGTAGCCAAGTCATTTGTTGTCCTTTATTGAAAACCGTTCGAATATCTTTGTAGTATTGGACCAGTTCTAGTTTATATTTTTTACGAGCATCAATATAGACAATTTTATGACCATATCCGTCATACTTAGCTTTCTTGGCCATGTTATAAAGCTTTATTAAAGGTACAGGACTAAAAGCCGTCATTACTTACCTCCTCTATTTCTATCTCAATTTTATTTTTACTGCCGTAAAATTTTCTAGCACAAAGAACCACTATCTGACTATCGTCTGCGTAATATCCCAATTTAGTCATGTAGTCTTGCAGGTTCTTAAGCAGATTATCCAAATCTGGACGAGTGGACTTATACTTGCCCCACAGTTTCTTCCTTTGGTGTTTAAACGTGAAGATTACATCCAAAATAATTGGAACGCCTTTACCAATCGCTTGTGGCGGAGCATTTCGCATTAATAAGGCTTTTAACTCCGCATTTTCTGTACCTCTGCGGTTGTAGAAAATTGTTTTACCATTGCGCTTAGTAACGCCTTTTTGTTGTTGCGTTGTCGGCATTTTGGTTGGAAAAATCGTAAATTTCATTTCAAATCACTACCTCGTCTAAACGAGATTTTGCATAATACTTGCCGTTAATTTTTACGCAACGAAAAGAATCTTTTTTAATACACTGTGTCGTGTATTTATCCAGTCTAATCATAATCTCTTTCTGAGTTGAGCCAATAACTGAAGTAAAGGGCCTGCCATGGAAGGAAATCATATCGCCACGTTGAATTTCGTCTTTACTAAACACCTCACTTACCTTCCTTCTGAGACATAACCGCATGTTTATAGCCATGAATAAAAGCTATTTTAATCGTCTCTTCAACCGAAAGGTCTTCAGCGACAGCTATTTTAACCATACCTTCCAAGCAATCTGGGTGATTTTCTAAATCTTCCAAAGCTTCCTCAGTAATGCTTGTTGCAAACAACTTTGCAATAACATCACTTATCATCTCTGATATTTCATCTTCTTTTTTTAATTTATTTTTTGTTGTAAATTTCATTTGGCTTCTCCTATTGATTTAATTTTATTTTTTCGTAGTTCCCCAGCGCTCTACGGGTAAAACTTCAATTTTTTCTAAAGATTTATCTTGTCGTATTTTGTTAAGCTGATCCACGCTATAAACTGAACGAGTAATATATAAAACAAAGGTCATATAATTTAAAGCTAGTTTTCGTGGCTTTTCAAAATACCAATCTATGAATTTGCGATAATGTTCTTGCGTAACACCTGTACAACAATCCTCCGCAACACTTATAAAAGAGTCCACCGCTTGTTGTGTTTTCAGCCATTTTTGCTTAGTCTTTGAAGACATCTGCTATCTCCTCCTCGCTATATTCTGGCTCTTGATAAGTAGTTGACCATTCTGGAATAGACTTCCCTGCCTTGCGATAAGTATCTCTTTTCTCTTTAACCTCAGGCATTTCTTGATAATCCATAAAGACCATATCTTCCAAAAATTTAGCTGCGTTGATACTGTACTTGATTCTCTCACCCGTAGACTTATACCACTCTACATAGTTTTTAGCGCCAATTATAGCTTGTTGGCGGCGTTCTTCTGTTCCTAGATCAACAAAGGATGCAGAAGCTCGACTTCTAGGCTGTGACTTAATGCCTTTAGTAAAGTCAGAAAAGATTTGCAAAAAATGCTCAAACAACACGTCAGTGTTATTTACTTTGCTTTTGTTTACTTTACTTTGCTTTTCTTTACTTTGTGTACTTTCAATATGATTAACTGAGTTATTCATGTGTTTTTCATGTGAATAACCTTGTTTTTCATGTTCTAAAATAAGTAAATTGGAATTAATTGCATTATTTTTTCTTTGATAAGTTGCTTTTTGGTATCTCTTTTGAATTCCTTTTGATGTCAAAATTTTATATTTTTCAAAAATACCTTTATCAAAAAATCCAACTTGTAAACTTTTATTTACGACTTCCTCTGCAATAGATTCGTTAGTCCCAACTTCGTCAGCAACTAAAAACCCAATTTCATCATCCCACTCGATATAATACCCTTTATCTCTATAGATATTACATAGCAGATTGATTAGCACTGGAATGCTTTTTGGTCCACAAGCTCGCATTATTTTCTTTACTTTTATATCTGAGAAAAAATCAACATCAAAGGAAAAGTAAGGAATACCTTGCTTTTCTGGTCTTGCCATTTACTCCTCTCATTCTCCAAATAGGCTATACCTCATAATTCTTACAGTATCGCCATATCTGTTTTTTACTTTTATAGGTTCTTTAAGGAACATGTATCCGTCACGTTCAAGCTCTACAATCCTCGCGGATAATTCAAATGCTCCGATTTCATTTGCAGCTTGTAAACGTGTGATTGAACCATGTTCTTTTATAAACTGTAGTATTCTGTCTGACTGATTTACTTTTGCCATATCAATACCCCTTTTAATAGGTTAACGCTGGGTCTCCGTGAGCACATAGCGTCCGACTTACACTGTCCTTCCTGCACAAAGCCTATTAAGATTTAATTAGAATGGTAAGTGATCATCACTGATTTCCATTGGTGAACTACCGAATGGATCTGCTTGTTGTGGTGCTCGTGATTGTTGACCGCCTCCCATTGACGCAAATTCTGAACGACTCAAGAAATTTTTAATTTCTGTACCTGTAGCTTCTCGTTCGATACCATTTTTATCTGTATAAGTGCCTGTACGCTCTTTAACTTTGATAAATACTCGTTTACCCTTAAGAAATTTAAGTGTTTCTTCGTTGTGTCCATAATCAATTGGAGCAATTGCTTGATTATTATCTTCAATACTTGCTAAAATGCGCTGAAGATTACCATCTGACCATGGTTGGTTAAATAAGAACCAGCTGTTCGCAAATTCTCCATTATTTCCTTCGATATCGAATTTAAACATTGGATCGCCATTTTTAGATTTTTGGTTCTTTACATCAACAATTTTGGCAATGTGTACCCCTGCTTCAAATCCTTGTCCTGTCAATGGGCTCATTTCATTTCTGTTGTATTGCATTATTTTTGATCTCCTTCTTCTTTAGTTTTTGTTTGTTTTACTTCTTGACCAAATTTAAATAAATCTTCAATTTTGCAAGCGGTGCGACCGTCAAGACGATTTTTAGCGTATACACCGTCACTACCTTCTAAAATAGCGCCTCTGCCATGTGTGGCAGGATTTACTTGAATACGCCCCACAACATCTGTCAAGCCTAAAAGCTGATTCAATACTTGACTTCGAATTTGCGGAATGTATTCTGTTAATTTTGTACCATCTTCTAAGTCCACATCTCGTTTATCTTCCCAAGCTGTGATATAGATATTAATAGGCAATGAATAAATCATTGTAATCAAGCGCAAAAAATAATTCGTATAATCTCCGTAATCTTGAATCTCATTACGAATACCATTCTTACTTTTTAGTCCTCGGGCAACAAACCAATCTTTCTCAAATGCCGTAATATTATCAATAACTAAAGTTTGATAATTTTTAATAATTTCTTTTCCTTCTTCAAGAAATTCTTTCATGGATTGAATAGGATTTTCACGATTAAAAGAAATAATGTCAACATTATCCATCCCCGCTAATACACGACTAGAATTATCTAAATCAAGAACGAGCACTTTACCTGTTAATCCTTTAATGGCACTTGTTTTCCCAAGTCCAGGCTTTCCATAAAGAAGCACCCGCCAATTATGAGTGCGACTAATCTCTGTTGCTTTTTTGATTTTTAACGCCATAAAGTATTTCCTTTCTTACTTATCCCACACAATAGCTTGTTTTTTAGGTTTCTGAATAATGAATTGCTCAACATCCTTATAGATCCCCTCACCATATTTCTTTTCTAACTGAGCTACAGATAGTGGAACAACACTGTCCAACCCATATTTTCTAATAAGATCTGTTTTTGCAGCATTATCCATTACTAATTCTCTCGTAAATTGTTGCTTGCCATAAGATAAGCGAGTGAACACTTGCCCTTCATCAAGCCGCTTCTTAATTTCTTTTTCTGCTTCTTTTTTCATTTTATCCGCACCTTTGATAGCTGCTAAAAATGAAGTTAAATCGCTATTATTTAGCTCTTTAATCATGGATGGACGAAACTCAAGAACTTCTCCTGTTTCTGTATCCATAGGCAGTAGTTTTAAATCCATTTTTGAAATTCCTCCAATGATTTGCTATAATTTAAGCAAACCCTATAAAATAATTTATTTGAGTTGCTCCTAGTTGCCGCTAGGAGCTTTTATTTTTCTCTAAACATATTGATATCAACTTCCAAAGCATCTGCTATTTTGCATACCGTTTCAAATAATGGCTTTTTTACTTTTCCACTCTTAATATGAGCCAAAGTAGCCTTATTTATTCCCGATAATTTTGCAAGACGATATGTTGTCATATTTTTTTCTTTTAGAATTTTTTCAATCTTATCCCACATACTATATATTGTGTCCTTCTTTTTTATATACTTTATTCATTTGAAAGCGCTAAACTACTTTTGATATAATAATTTTTGAATAAAGACCAGTCAGCCGGACTTTGTTCAAAATACTATAGAAAGGAGAGTTTATCGTGCTATACATTATTAACACTAATAGCACCGATGGACGATATCACGAAACTCACCATTACGATTGTGAGCATCGTCCAAGCAGCCAACACCAAGAAAAATTAGGAGAATATAATTTCGACTATATTGCAATGATTTTTGCAAAATCAAAATATCAAGATGCAGATGGCTGCAAATTCTGCATGCCGACCGAACATCATGGCTAAAACTATTAGAGGTAGTTTATTCTGCCTCTTTTTTAAATTCGTTTTTGTGGTCGCGTTTGAATTCCAAAATAACTAAGCGTCCCAATGCATTCTCTAAATGAATTTTATATTCTTGCAAAGCTCCCTGAGCTTGTGATAACTGTGTTGTAAGTGCTGAATTTATTTGTTGTAATTCTTCAATTGTCTTTTCCATATTCTTTAATGTGTTTTCCATTTTCTTTTCCCCTTTGATTTTATTTAGTCATATAACGTTGATAGTCAATAGCATCGTTGAATGTCCGTGTGACTTTACCAGTGTGTACTTCCCAACGCTTCGAAATAAGAAATTCCGTAACAATACGACCGTCTGTCGTTTCAAATTGATCTGCGATTAACATTTTTCCTCCTAAAATTTAGGCAAATCCTTTTCTATTCAGCCATGCAATGGCTTTTTTTCTATTAAATTTATAACCAGAACTTCCCCCAGTATGACTTTGAGGAAAAATTACCCAGCCAGTCTCTGGACTCTTTGAAATATCAATACTGGTTCTAAAAGATGAATTTTTGATTATCTTCTTTGTCAAAGTTTCTCTCCCCATTCCAGTATATTCAGACAGCCATTTCCAGGCCTCTTTACCTTTTATAAAACCATCAGATTCTTTAGAGGGTACAACTTGTTTTGCTACTTCTTCAGCTACAAGTTGTTTGATATAAGTATCTAATGGAATTCCTTCAACCATTACTTCCAACTCGTCTCCTTTCTATGAACAATTGCACCTAAGCGTTCAGCAATAATATTTAATGGCCAGATATTTGCACATTTTCCTGCAAGAAATTCGTATAATATCTCGCCTGTCTCTATGACTACAATTTGATATGTGATTGTTTGCATGATATAATATCCTTATATAGGTTCTCATTGCTCACTGTGCTCGCAGTGGGCTTTTTTCTTTCTTTTCCTCCGTGCTATAATATTTATGAGTCGGTATTTGCGGTATCGGCTTAGAATTATAGAAAGGAGAAAACTATGGCTAGATCTTGTAAACCTACTCCAAAAGTAAGTAAAGCAGGCAAAACATTATCTACTAGCAAATCTAAAACTAGTAAAACTAAAGCTGCTAAGACGCTCGTTTCTCACAAGACCTCAAAACATTAAATACGTCTTTATTATCTGTAATAATTTGATGAGCGATTACAGATAATTTACAAAGTTGCTCGTCATGTTCAAGCCCTAGTTCATAAATGTCGTTTATTGCTTCAAGAACTTCATGAATTAGGGTTTCTTTTTCTTGTTGTTTAGTTAATCCAGTAGCAAGTGTAATTTTTTGCTCCACAGGTGAGTATTGTCCTACATCACCATGATTAGCAATTAATCTATCATCGTAATCAATATCGATGATATAACCACCTATTTTTATTTGTTTCATGTTGCTTCTTTCTAACTAGCTTTATGCGTTGTACTGTTTAAACCGTATGTTTTCCCCAAAAAAATAAACTCTACTGGGTATTGATAAATATGTGAAAGTTCAACCAATAAGCTCGTTGGTATATTATCACTATCTTTCTCATAATTAAGAATTGTTTGATAATGCTTATTTACAATTTTTCCAACTTCTTTCGCAGTAAGTCCTGCGTTTATTCTCGCTGCTTTTAAAGTAATTTGTGGTGGAACTTTATCTTCCATATCGGCTCCTTTCTGTAAATAATATTCTGCTTTCGCAGTATGGGAAGCCGAGGAATCGAACCTCTTCGCCAGTCTTCCCTGTGGCTAGTCCCACGTGTCCTAACTCCATGATATAATGTAGGTGTCTAAACTAAAATATAAGAATGGAGAATTATGACCAAAGATTATTTAACATCGCCTTTTAACGACGAGATAGTAAGCAGTACTTTTTCAACAACACAATCAATACAAAAGCATACTAGTGCAATCTTATCTGTTGTTGATAGTATACCTAAAGTAGACTTATCTCACATATACACAATTCCGGATAATACTATCAAAATATTAAATGACACTATAAGCACGACTTATTCAAAAGATTTATTTGATTCTATACATACTATCTCAAAAACTATACAATCTTTTACTCAGCCAGACTATCTACGTCAAATCCACGAAATAACTAAAAGCTATTCTGACTTAATAAAAGTAGTGTCTACTCCGTATCAAAACCTTGAATTATCCAATCTACTTAGAGATTTTGAATCATTTATCGAAGATGAAACCATATACACCGATGAGAAGATAGAGACCAATAACCTGCCAAGTAACTCCGAAAGCGAAGTAGACATAGTAACTAAAGCAGAGAAGATACAAGCGTTGCAAAATGCATTTTTTGAGTTCATTCTTTCTTGTAAACTTCTTAAAGAATCTCTTAATCATAGTGTCTCCTACTCTTTTGACAGATTGTTATCTAACTATGGCTTTTCATCGGCTTTATCAAGCTTAATAGCTCTAATAAAACCCAACGATCCATTATTCCCAATAACAATATTCTTAATCATGGGCATTATTCAAGAAATATTTAGAAAAAAATAATCTACGCCCCAGTGGGGCTTTTTTATTTGTCAAACAGCTACTTACGCCGAGGTGAATACGCCGTGTACCTACAGTCGCAACATCGCTCCATCTCCTGTACTAGGTGTTGCTATGTTTGTTCGCTCGTTTAACTTTATGAATTCATTGTACTACTGTTTAAACCGTATGTCAAGAGATAAATATAAATAAATACGTTTTTTTTAGTATTTATTTATAAAATCAATTGATTTATACCGTTTAATTCGTTATAATAACGATACATTAATATGTGAGAAAGAGATTGGTATATGGGAAGAGGAACTTTAACACCTCAAGAAGAGGAATTGAAAAGAATTATTTCTGATAATGTTAAACAAATAATAGATAAAGAAGGGCTTTCTCAAGCTGAGTTTGCTAGAAGAGCTGGAATACCTCCAACAACATTATCGGGATACGTAAAAGGTGTAACAAGACCTAATGCTATTAACTTACAGAAAATTTCATATGCATATGGGATACCAAAAGCTGATATAGACCCTTCATATAAGGAAGGTTATTCTTTAGAGCAATGGCAAGAAAAGCAGAAAACCTCGTCTACTCTAACTGAGATAAATCGTATCAGTTCACAACTTGAAGAACCTCGTCAAGAAAAAGTTCTTAGTTATAGTAAAGAGCAACTTGAAGAGCAAGAAAGCGAAAAGAAAAAAGTTATTCCTTTAAAAAATAATGATAATATCCTTACAGAGGAAGAGCTTCAAGAAGCTGTTGATCAAGCTGTGGCTTTTGATGGTAGACCTCTTAATGATGAAGAAAAGGAAATGGCAAAGCGGCTTCTACGTAAAACTTGGGAAGAAAAACACGGTCAGGGGTAATATTCGTGAATTGTCAAAATGATATTTCTATAGAAATTGAAGCTACTATAGCCTACTACGATGAAGAGGAATATCCCTTTTTACGTGATGGAATGAAAATGACAATTAAAGGTAAAGATTTTATATTTATCAAAGAAAGCAATTCTTATACCAAAAAACAGAATATTCTTTTACATGAACAAGGGCATTGCTATTTTGGACATACTCACTTAAGTTGCCATGCTTTTGGCTGGAAAAATAGACAAGAGCATGAAGCCAATATGTATATGCTCGAAAAGCGTGCCGATGAATGGCTATCAAAATATGATTGGGAGCCAGAATTCGTTGATATTGAAGCATTTCTTGATTACTTTGAATTAGATTACAAACACTATAATGATGCATACAATATATTTAAGCGTATTTTAGTTAAAAATAGTGGGATAATTCTTTAAACAATTAAATACAAATAAAAAATTACAAACTTGACGGTAACATTTGACAAGAGAAAAATTTTTTATATAATTTTTTTATAAACCATTTCATCTTTTGATGAAATTGAATAAGTTTTTCTACGCCACAAAATAAAAAAAGCGTCTAGTTTATCTAGGCGCTTTTATTTTTATATTGAAATAAGAAAGGATAACTTATTAGAATTTATTTAAATGATTAGAATATTGAACAAAATTTATAACAACGAATTTTATACACTCTTCATTGTCTTACTCGCTATAATTTCACTTTTTGCTCCTATTTCAAATAGTTTGGATCTTTTGATAGATGGTATCTTCATAATTGATTTAATCATAGCTACCTATATCTTTATAAAATGTTCTACATGCAGAAACGTTACTAACTATATAAAGATACACGCAACTGATATCTTATCATGTATTCCAATTCAGTTTTTAACTCTTTTTAAAACCTTCAGGTTATTGCGTCTCATTAGAATTTCACGATTGTTCAAATTAACACGCACATCAAATTTCTCCAATAAAATTACAATTTCAAATTTATTTAAAGTAGAAACTTTCAAAGAGTTACTAATTTGTTTATCTATTTACCTCATTAGTAATATTTATATCTTTAAAGAAATTGAACATGTATCTAATTTAGATGCTATATACTGGGTTATTGTTACAATTACAACAGTCGGATACGGTGATATATCACCTAGTCACCCTTCAACTAAAATAATGGCAATATTCCTTATGATCATAGGAGTAGCTACTATGGGTTACATCAATGGTGTCGTTATCTCCGCCGTAATAAAACAAAAACCAAAATAAAAGATAGAAACTACACACCAAACGTGTCTTTTCTCATAAAATGTTAGAAAGGAGGTCCTAGAAAATATTATAACAAAAAATATACACACTATCTATTAGACTAAATATAAAGGAGAGTTCCCTAATGGAAAATAGAGAAATAAAGGCTTTATCAATCATTTCATTTATTGTTAGTGTTATAGCTCTATTACTTTCATGGATTCCACTAATTACTAATATTGATACAATTTTAGCTATACTTGCTATGATATTAAGTATTATTGCAATCACAGTAAGTAGTAAAAAATAGCTTATTAACTCAGAAAATATAATTAACACGTGCGTTATCCACGTTAAAAGGGCAAGGAAAGAAACAATGAAACGAAAAGTATTAAAACATGAAAAACCAAGAACAAAAAAATATATTTACGAACACTTTTGGTTTTGGCTAGCACTTATTGTCCTTATTATTGGTATTGGTTCAAGTGTTTGGCATTTTAAACATTCAAATGGTACAAATAAAAAGATGAATAGTACTTATAGCAGTAGTATTGATAGTACCACTACATCATCAGAACAAAAATCCTACAAAACTGAAGAAATAGAAGAATCTAAAGCACTCACCAGTGAAGAAAAAGCTCTTAAAGGTTTGACAGGAAATATTTTAGCACAGACTGAACAAGCGATTAACTATCTTCAAACATTACATTTAAGTAGCCAAGGATTGTATGATCAATTAATTTCCGAGTATGGTTCTCAGATGACCCCTGAAGATGCAAATACAATAATTGGTCGGCTTGAACCTCTGGTTAATTGGAATAACTTAGCAGTTCTTTCTGCTCAATCTTATCGCAATACGCTTAGTCTAACTGGTCAAGCGTTGCTTGAGCAATTAACTTCTGAATATGGTTCAAAATTCCCAATAGATCAGGCTCAATATGGTGTAGATCACGTTGATGAAACCGTTGACTCTTTCGATATTTGGAACAAATAAAAATTAAATACGTGCGCTATCCACGTTAAAAGGGCAAGGAAAAAGTATGAAAATTTTTAATATTTTTAAGCCAAAGGATATTGTATTAGCTGAAAAAATAGAGCGTTTAGACAAAGAACTAAATAACAAGCAGAAAGTCTTTGAGGAACTAACTAAGAAATTACAAATAGCCCAAGAAATTGAAGAACTCGAAAAAATTAGTGAAGAAAAATCAAAAGAAATATTCAATAAAACAACTAGAATAGAATCTTTACAACAAATTCTTTTTGGTACTCATGAAGTCATGGATTTAAAAAATGCCATAAAAGAAAAGCGAAAAGAATTGAACCAACTACGTAAAGATATTGCACACGCTAATGATGAAATTGGCCTACAAGAGTTCGGATTTTTCAAGCGAAAATATAACTTTACTAGCTCCGTAAAATATAAAGTAGAACTCAGCAATATCAGAATGGCTGAAAAACTTATGGTCAAAAACAACGAAGCAGGTATTATTATCCAACCCTTGACAATGGATGGGAGTATTAGTAAAGGTAAGACAATGCAAAAACAGCTGATTAAAGCTGCAATTCGTGGTTTCAATGGAGAATCCGATGCTATACTTACAAAAATCTCATCTTCAAATTTAGAGAAGAAATTAACTGCTATTGAAAGATCTTGGGAACAGTTAAATAAGATATATTCTAAAAATTTCATTCAAATCAGTCAAGAATATCTCGAATTAAAAAAAGATGAGTTGCGCCTCGCTGCAGAGTTTGAGCTAAAAAAACAAGAAGAAAAAGACAAACTGCGTGAAGAAAAAGAGCGTGAAAAAGAAGAGAGAAAGCTACAAGCTGAACTCACTAAACAACAACTTAAATATGATAAAGACATTACTCAATTTTCAAATGCTATTATTCTTGCTCAAAATAAGCTAAAAAATGCTTCTGAAGATGAAATTGATGAATTAAAAAAACAAATTGAGCAATATAAACTTAAAATTGATGCGTTAAACATTGAAAAAGAAGAATTAAATACTAAGTTTTCTAATGCAAAAGCTGGGTATGTCTACGTAATTAGTAATATCGGCTCTTTTGGAGAAGATATTGTAAAAATTGGCGTCACTAGACGATTGACCCCTACAGATAGAATAGATGAACTCAGTTCTGCTAGTGTTCCCTTTAAGTTTGCAATTAATGCTCTAATCTTTAATGACGATGCCTTTGACTTAGAAAAGAGATTACACCAACATTTTAATAAGTACAGAGTCAATAAATTTAACAACCGTAAAGAATACTTTAAAGTTAATTTAAATGACATAAAAGAGTACTTGGAAAATGATAATTCTCTGAATGTTGAATGGAATGAGAATCCAGAAAATTTTGAATATGAACAAACTTTACTACTAGAAAAAAACAATCAGTAATATAAAAAAGCCGCCCAAGTTTGGCGACTGTGGGGCGACTTTAAATCAAGTACAGAAACAACACGGCAAACGTGTCTTTTCTTGTACTCTATTATAAAGTAATATGAGGTTAAAATCAATTATGGAAATAAAATCTTATACCAAAAAGAACGGACAAAAAGCTTATAAATTCGTTGCATATCTTGGCTTTGAAAATGGTAAAAGAAAGTACGCTCGACGCAGTGGATTCAAAACAAAAGCTGATGCTCGCGCAGCATATATGCAACTCCAGTATGAAAAAGACAATCCAAAAGAAAAAAACGAAATGTCTTTTAAAGAACTGTACGATGAGTGGCTTCCAATCTATGAAAAAGAAGTTCAAAATAGTACTTATTATAAAACTGCACGAGCATTTGAAAAGCATGTTCTACCGGCTTTTGGCGAAACACGCTTAAAAGATTTTACTCCAATGAAATTACAAGAGTTCCATAATGATCTCTCAGATAAGCTCAAATTCGCTCGTAAGCTCTTCGGCATGGTTCGAAAAGTATTTAATCATGCTGCACTTCATGGATACATACAAGCAAATCCTGCGCTCCCTGTAACCTCTCCTAAAGTTAAACGAGTACAAGAAAGTAAAAAAGATTTCTACAATCCAGATGAATTGAAAAAGTTTATGAAGTTCGTTGAGCAAACAGGAAATATCAAAAAAATAGCACTTTTTAGATTATTAGCTTTTACTGGAATCCGAAAAGGAGAATTACTTGCTCTTGAATGGACTGATTACCGTAAAAAGACTTTAGATATAAATAAAGCTGTTTCTAATTCTCCTCTTGGTTTAGAGGTTGCTGCTACTAAAACAAAAGCAAGTGTACGTCTTATAAGCCTTGATGATAAAACCTGTAATATCTTAGATCAACTTCATAAAACATATCCAAAAACAATACGTATATTCGAATCTGAAAACGGAGGAATATTATCTCCTTCTAAACCTCGAAAATGGCTTCATAATATTCTTAAAGATAAAGAACTTGAACCAATTAGAATACATGGATTTAGACATACCCATGCAAGTCTATTATTTGATTCAGGTATGAGTTTAAAACAAGTTCAGTATCGATTGGGCCATTCTGATTTAAAAACTACTATGAATGTCTATACTCATATAACTGAATATGCTAAAGATAATATCGGGGATAAATTTTCCGAGTATATTGATTTTTAAACTAGCTCTTCTTCAGCTAGTTTTTTTGTTTTTTAGTTATCAATTTAGTTATCACTATTTGGTAAAGTATATAAAAACAAATTAAAACAAAAAATAAAAACCGCTCAATAGAGCGGTTTTCTTAAACTACAATAAAGTAGTTATACATATAATGGAGGCGAGGGGAGTTGAACCCCTGTCCAGACACCTTGCTACATCAACGTCT